TGATCCTTGGCCGGGCGGTCCAGAATGCTGTTCGGGTCTTTGCCCAGGCGCTGCACGGCATTGCGGTGCATGTCGGTCACGCGGACCAGCGCGTCCAGCGGGTCATCAACCGTCAGGCCGCTGGCCGTCAGATGCTTGCGGTGATCATCGGAAAACTTGTTCCCCTCCCACCATTTGGCGCTTGCAGCGGGGGGCATGTCACCAGCCACCGGGGGCTGCGCACCGGCTGGCGGCGCATCACCGGCAGGCGGTGCTGCACCACCCGCACCGCCAGCACCTTCACCCTGCCACACGGGCATCTTTCGCCAGAATTCAACGCGCATCGTCAACCTCCATCAGGTTTGCAAGTTCGGTATTGGTCACGCCCATCAGGGCGATCAGTTTCACGCCCAGGTCGCGCTGGCCCTGCTCATAGGCCAGGCGCACCGGGTCGATCGGTTCAGGAACCTCGGCCCCGTCCTGAAACAGGGCGGGGCGCAGGGTCAGGATGCGGGCCAGACCGATCACATCGGCCGCCAATGCAGGGTCGCGGGCAAAGGCGCGCTGCCAGCGCAGGGCCACATCGGCGGCAATCTGGCGCCGCGGGAACATGGCCTGAAAGATCGAGATGCGATCGAGGATCATTGCGGCACTGCCTGAACCATGAAACGCGGCTCTCCCTCGTCTTCGGGGCGGATGTTCCACCCTTCGAGAACAGCAATTCGCAGTTCATTGTCCCATGACAATCGCATCCAGGTAACGCCGCTCTGCCTTGCATCCGGGTAAACGGTGTTCTCCAGAAAACCGGGATCTTTCTCGATTTCTTCCAGCCCAAACTGCCGGATGTATTCGGGTTCGCTCATTGCCCCATCCCTCCCATCAGCGCCGCAGCATCGGCCCCGTCCTTGGCGGCGCGCGCCATATCGGGGGCCATCTGGGCGGCCATCATCATCTGGCGCTGCTGTTCGGCCTGCTGCTGCAACTGGTCGGCCTCGTCCCGGCCGCGCAGAATGGCGGCGGGCAGGCTGGGGCTGGCGTCGTGCAGGGCCTCCATCACCGCGTCGGTGTCGGTGCGGGCGCTGATCCGGTCCAGATGTTGCTGGCCCAGCTGCGCCAGCGGGGCCAGATCGGCGATGAACTGGCGCACCGACAGCCCTTCACGCGCCCGCAGCGCCATTGTGGCGGCCGATTGATAGCGCACCTGCAAGGGCACGCCGGCGGCCTCTTGCGGCGGTTGCGGGATCTGGCCCGCCCGCCACAGCAGGCGGAACCGGCGTTCCACCTTGCGCGCGGCATATTCCTCCATGATCCGGTCGGAATGGGGTGCCCAGTTGCGCAGGTTCGCCTCTTCGATGATCCGGGTTTCTTCGCTGGTAATGCCCGTCCGGTTCGACAGTGGCATGATGGCATAGTGGAAGGCCTTGGCGATTTCCTCGATCTTGGCCTGCTTTTCCGCCTGCGTCAGACCGATCTGGCCGGTTGTGCCCAACACGCCGACCATCTGTTCGCCGCGAATGTTCATGCCGCCGTAGATTGTGGCGCCGGGGGTGGCGCGTCCGTTCAGCGGCCAGTCTTCGCGGCTGGGGGCCAGCAGGGTGGGGTTGGCTGCGCGTTGGGCGGCCCGGATCGTCGCAGCCTCCATCTGGTGCAGCACGCGGGCGGCGGGCAGGGCGATGAAACCGGGGCCGGTGCCATAGGTATGGCCGCTGTCCACATCCCAGCGCGGGGCATAGAACGGCATTTCGTCATAGCCTGCGACGCGCACCAGCGCCTCGGCGATCTCGCAGACGTAAAGCGACAGCCAGGGCTTGCCCTTTGGCCCAAGGCGACCCTTTTCAAAGCCATAGTTGCGCAAGACATGGTGATAGAACACCAGCTTGTCGGACAGGCCCTTTTCCTCCATCTCGATGACCTTGGCGGGCAGGGTGCCCTTGCCGTCGAACATCGCCCGCGCCTGCCGGGCGGTCAGGTGAAACTTGCGGATCACCTCGACCACACGGTTATGGGCGTCGATGTCAAAGACCACCTCGGCCAGCGACAGGGTTACATCGATGAACCGGCGGTTGCCTTCGTCGATCTCGTCATACCCCGCGCCGTTGCCAAAGGCGGCAAGGTCGGAATAGGCCTGAAAGGTGGCGCCATAAAACCCGGAAACCTCGGGGCGAAAGCTGTTCAGCACGATCCGCGTGGTGCGGTCGTTCCATTCGGCCATCGGTTTCCACTGGTTCAGGTCCTGATCAGGGGTTTCCAGCCCGGCCCAGCGGTTTGCCGGGTTGGTGATCGCGCTGTAGATCCCTGCGGCAAAGCTGGATTGCGCGATGATCGGTTCCGACGACAGGGGCTTGACCAAATCACGATCCGCCGGGTTGTTCTGGCCAAAGCCGCCGCGCTGGGGGCGGATCAGGCGGGCAATATCCTCCCAATCCGCTTCAAAGCGGCTGCGTTCGGATTTCAGTTCGCCCCAGCGACGGATGCACTCCTGCGCGCGGGGGTCTTTCTCCATCACCGGGGCGGGGTTCATGCGGCCACACCCCCCATGGTCGAGGTGGTGGCGCTGATACCAGTCGGGCTGGTCAGCACATTGGCGGCGGCACCGGCGCGGCGGCGGCGCAGGCGGGCCTCGATGTCGGCGGATTGCGTCGCCTCGGTGTTGTCATAGGCGGCAACGCGCTGCGCGGCCACCTTGGGGGTCTTAACCATGCACATGGTCGGTTCCTTTCTGATTGGGTTCCGGGTTCAGGTCGGGGGCGGGTCGAGGCAACAGGGCAAACTGGCGGAAAATGGCGCTGCCATCCCGGCCAAAGCCGGGCAGGTCGGTTTCGGGCACAAAGCCGATGGCGCGCAGAAAGCGGCTGGCGGTCGGGTGGCCCGCCCAGCAGCGCGCTTCGACACGGTGGATGCCGTGGCGGATGCAGAATTCGGGCAGCTCCACCGCGATACGGCTGGCCACTTCGGCCAGCGGGCGGCGAAACCGCGCATGGTCGCGGGCCAGCAGGGCGGCCTGGGCCACACCGGCCTGCCCGGTGTTGACCAGCGCCCCCACGGCAAAGGGCACCGCGCCCAGGTGGGGCGCGGTGTGGAACACATGGCCCGCCACCCATGCGCCCCGCATGGCCCGCCAGTCGGCGAAAAGCTGCAAGCCCCCCGCCGCCTGGCCGCGCACCAGCTCGGCCTCGATGTGGTCATTCACATCCAGCCAGGACAGCACCGCATGGGCCGCAAGGTCATCATAGGGGCGGACAAGGATCATGCGTCGCCCAGCCCCAGCAGCTTGCGCCGAGCGGCCTGCGCCCAGTTGGCAAGGGCGGCCTCCGGACTTTCGGTGTTGGTGGCCGAAACGCCCAGCATCCGGGCCACATTGGTGCCGTTGGTGAAGGTCAGCTTCAGCTTGTGTTCGCGGCCATAGCGGTCGGCCAGCGCGCGCAGGTGGGCGCGGCTGTGGGCCACGGCCTCGATTTCATCAGCCAGGCTTTGCAGCACCAGCGCGCGGTCGGGTTTCAGGGTGGTTGCCATGATCAGTTCATCCCCAGGGCTTGTTTGTAAAGTTCCAGCACCGCCTCTTCCTCGGCGATGTCATCGGGCTGGCGCTTGCGCAGGGCGATGATCTTGCGCAGGGCCTTGGTGTCGTAACCGCGCCCTTTGGCTTCGGCGAAAAGCTCTTTCTCCTGTTCGGCGATGTCGCGCTTTTCAGCCTCAAGCTGCTCGGCGCGCTCGACGAACTGGCGCAGCTCGTCTGCGGTCACGTTGTAGGCGTCGTTTTGGTCGGACATTCACAATCCTCCATAAGGGTTCAGGATGTCATAGGTGGTGGACAGCCCGCCAAAGCCCCCCGCGTCGTTCAGGGGCGGGCCGCCGTTGTGGCCCATGCTTTCGGGCCGGTGATCTGCGGGGAAACTGCCAAGCGCCGTGCCATCGGCCTTGTGTTCGGACAGCAGCAGGTATTGCAGCGCATCCATCACGTTGGCTTCGGTCAGGCTCTTGTCGGGCACCTTGCGCTTGTCGCCCTGGGCGTTCACTTCATCCGTCCAGACATAGCGCGCCTCGAAACCGGCGATCAGGAAGGTGCAGCCGGGGTCGATCAGCAGGCCGGGCTGGCCCGCATGGATCGGCGCTTCCAGCACGGCGCGCACGGCCTCCAGCCGGGGGTTGATGCGGTTGGTGCCAATGCGCTGCGCCCGCATCCGAAAGCCAGCGGCGCGGCCCACCAGCCGGTTCCAGGTGTCGTTTTCGTCGGCCGCCTGGCTCGATCCATGTTCACCGGCCATGTCGCCCCAGCCCGCCTCGATCCGCAGGCCGGCGAACCGCGGTTCGGCCAGCAGGTCGGCCAGGCGTTCGCCGAACACCCGCGCCAGCAGGCGTTCGGCGGGGAAATGCAGCTCGGCAAGGATCTGCCAGCGCACGCGGCGCAGTGCCCCGGTGCCCTCGATCGTCACTTGCCCAATGACGGCCGCACCCTTCAGGCCCTGGTCGGCCCCGATCCGCAAGGGAACACCGGGCCAAGGGGCCAGCGCAGCCTCGGCCACATGCAGGCGGCGGCTGAATTCGCGGTGGAATACGGGTTCGCCGGCGCGCAGATGCACCACCTTGTTGCGCACCAGGCGGTCGATCTGGTCAGACCGGCCCAGCAGGGTCATGGTGGCGATCTGCGTGGGGTAATAGCTGGGGCCAAGGTTTTGCAGGTTCTCACACCCCGCCTCGCCATAGCCGGGCTGCCGGTGAAAGCTGATCGTGATGGGCTTGGCGCCGGGCGGCAGTTGCGCGTTCAGCACCTTCAGCTGCTCGGCCGCCCTGGTCGCGTCGTGCAGCAGGTCGATGGCCCAGTTGCCGGGGGCAGGGGCGTTGAAATCGCCCACCAGCTGGCCATAGTCGATCAGCTCGGGCGGATAGCCCGCGAAATGCGCCTTGCCCGGATAGCGGTTCATTCGCGTGATGGCGTTCAGGATCACGTCGATCGGGTTGGTGTCCATCTCGTGCAGCCAGATGTCGGTTGACTGGTAGCCGCGCATCGACCCTTGGATGTCATCGCCAAAGGCCATGAATTCGACGGTAAAGATGATCTCGCCAAGCCCGTCATCGAAGACCATCACAAAGGTGACCGGCCCGCCCTTGCCGCCAGACCATTCGCCCAGGTGCTTGGGGTAGGTGCCAAGGAAGTCGGGAATGGTGGTAGACCACAACTGGCGATAGGTCGCGCGGATCACCAGCAGCTTGTAATGCCGCTTGCCGTCAATCACCGACCGGGGCATCGAAATGGCCCGGCGCAGGCGCGATTTCAGCATGGTGGTGGTCTTGCCAGAACCGACAGGGCCTTGCAGGCCCACCACGCTGCTATCGTCCCAATAGGCCGCTTCGGCGATCGGGCCGGGGAAGTCGGGAACGGCAAGATCAAGGTTGCCTTCGGCGAAATCGCCCTCTAGGCTGTCGATTGCCTCTTTCGCCGTCATCCCTGACAGCGCCGTCCGCAGTTCCTCGTCGGTCTCGACCTGCTTTGCCAGATCGTTCACCGCCAGCGGGGCCGCACCAGTTCCAGCCCGGCCTTCGCCGGGTACGGAAAAGGCGACCCCCCGACCCCGTTGCCAGCGCCCCATGTTTCGCGTCATACCCATTCCCTTCCCGAAACAAGGGATGGCCTCACAGCCAGGGAGAGACAGTCTTCGCGCGGGGCACCCCCCCGGGGGGTCGGGCCGGGGCCTGAAAGGGGCGGGGCGGGGCGGCGGCTGGCGGCGGGCAGGTAGCGG